CAGTTTCTTTTAGATCATTCAGTATAGCAAATGTTTCTTCTACTGTAATTTTTGAGGTTTCTAATTGTAATTCCTCTAGTAAGTTTTTAAGTAAAACTATTTTTCTTGCGTACTCCATTTGTCCATTATTTGCTCGTTAGTACTATCATCTATATAATATATATAATCGTTGATTTGTATGTATACTGCATCTTTTGATATCATTTCTATTTTCATTGTTTTAAAATTTATATGTTATTCCTATAGCTACAAAGAATCCTCCGGTTGCTATTGCTAATGTATTGGGGTTGAAATCAAACTGTGGTGCATGAGGATGCCATAACATATAGCTTGTTCCAGCAGTCATTAAACTTAACCCTCCTATTATTGCTAATTTTTTCATTTTTAATTTATTTAATTTATTAATTCACTTGGTTCTGTGTGTTCTCCACAATCGGAGCAAATATCTGTCCATTTAATTTCTGCTCCACAACATTCTGACTCTTCCATTATACCCATTTTAAGTGTTCTTTATATTTTAATAATTTATTTCTTTTTTTAGTATTAACTATTCCCGTTTCTATAGCTTCGGTACATATTTCATTAGTTAGTTCAGCCATTCGTTGATTGACATATTTTTTATGATCTAAGCATCTAGTTTTTTTTGCAAAATAATTTATCATATTTCATTTGTTTTATTGTCTGCATAATTACAAGCATACTCATCCCAATTAGGTTTGTTGTGTTCTATGTAATCAGCATATAGTTTATACCACTCTAAGTCTTTTTTAAGTCTGTCTATTCTCTGTTGTTGTATTGTCTTCATTCTCTATTTTTTTAATTGTTTATAATTCTGCCTCAAATCTACATTCATCGCAGTCTTTGTTTTTGTCGAAGAATTCTTTTAATTGCATCCCTATCTCATAATCTGCATACTCTGACAAATCTTCATCGCTTACCCCATACTGTTCTTTTATTTTATGATTGAAGCCATTTTTTTCGTTGAACATTTTTTCTACTTTATCAATGTGTCCTTTGTGTTTTATACTGTCTAACTCTGCACATATTTCTGCATAACTATCTCTGTAAACTACATAATCTACGTATCCTGAATTTTCTTCAACTGCACCAAATCTTTCGTGTGCATCGCTATTTTGAATGGCAAACATAAATTTACCTTCAACATCTCCGTTATAATATCTTCCCATATTTTCTATTTGTTATATTCTTTAATAAATTCTACTACTGAGTTGTATAAATTCTCTATTGTTAAATCACAATTAAGAACAAAATCTATACTGTCATAACCCTCGTATGTTGGTATATCTTTTATCTTCTCCACTACTGGCATGAGCCAATCCCAAGAGGTGTGAAATTCCATTTCTTCACAATGTATATACTCGCCACTTTCAATATGCTCTACCATATCTAATTGAATACCAAGCCCCATAAATTCTGCGATTATTTTATTCTCTTTCATAGTCCTAAGTTTAGTTTATAATCATTAGCTACTTTCTTAAGTAGTATTTCTGTGTAGTACTTTTTATCTGTTGTCATTTCCTCAACAAATCCTTGTACGTGCAAGTATTCTATAGTCTCTATACAATCCTCTTTTGTTACTTTATTTATCATTTTTATATTTTATTTGATTTTTAATTATAATCTCCGTTTTCTTTAAATTCATATTCATTTGCTACACATAGTTCAAACAACCCCTCGTCTGAGTATTGATACTCTGTAGCTGAATGTAAGGAATTTAGTACTTTATCTATTTTGCCCTCTCTTATTCCAACAATTAAATCAATGTCCCAACAAAGGCCGGTAAGGGGGCAATCTTCAGCACTTAATCTACACAACTTTTCGTGGTCATAATCTTTAAAAGTAATATGTTCATCTCTATCGGGTACAGATGAAATTGCATAATTTAGTTCTCCCCCTATTTTTTCTTTCAATGATTTTAGACTGTTAATTACATCATCAACAGAATGTTGATTTAGATCGTACCAATTATTTCTTATCCAATCAAAACACTTTTCTTTGTTGGGATGTTCTTCTATCGTGTAAACTTTTGTTTCTATAATTCTCATAATTTTTATTTTATATTTTATCTTTCGTTAATTAATAAGTCTGCTAAATCATCTAATTTATATTCGTTATACTCGTACTCTGTGACTACATCACATGAGTGTGAACAACTGTTGCATATATAGTCCTCGTTTGTTTCTGTATATTCAGATCCGCAACAATTAGATATGTCCTCAAAATAATCTGGCGTTGCTAGTTTATAATTATCATAATTCATTTGAATAAGTTTTAATTTTTAATTCATCGGCTTTAAGTCTAAAAAAATACTGTTCGTCTGTTATCTTTCCATTAAGCCAGAGTTTACGTAAATTTTCGGTGTCGTTATTTTGTTGTTTCATAGTTATTATATTTTATTTCATTCTTAATTAGTATCTCTCTTTTAAACCATCTCTCTAAATCTAATAATTGATTCATTGTAAAACCGTTTAATCTGTCTTTTGAATAGTGCATTTTCGCCACCTCTTTATTAAATATTTTTCTACTGAGATGTTGCACGTCTTTAATTATATTTTCTAGTTCCATTATATTAATTGTTTTTTAATACTGTTTATTTCTTTTAACTCGATGTTATGGCAACCGACTTTTAAAAGTCCGTTGAAAGCGTTAACAATGTATTTATTGTCGATTCTTGCACCAACTATTTTTTTAAGGTCGATCAATTTCAATAATCTTTTGCCCTCTTCAATAGGTATCTTTACACCTTGCGAGGTTTCAATTATATTGTTGGCTTTGTCTATTCTTAGAAAGTCTTTTCCTGTTTGATTGCTTAACCAATTTGTTTCAAATGTTCGCCACTTTTTTAATTTCTTTTTAACCTCTTTTAATTTCTTTTCTTTGTCTTTTCTAGTTTGTTCTTTTACAACCTCTAATAAGTTTTCTGCATTCTCTTTGAATTCCTTATAAAGTTTTACAATTTGCCTATGTTCTTTGCTCTTTTTTGGCTTTTTAAAGTCTACATATTCAAAGTAATTTTTAAATAAATTGTTTATTGTATTGGTGTAATAGTCCGCCTTTAATCGAGTTCTAGAAAGTAATTTAAAAAGGTTCTTTAATTCATTTATAACAATTTCGGGTTCAATGTCAGTTTTAAAAAATTGTCTTTTATCCCTTGTTGCGTTGGTTAATAAACTTATATGTTTTGAAGTTGTAACGCTATAACCCTCATTATTAATTATAATTGTGTCTTTATCTATAAATTCCCCCAATAAATAATGTGAGCCGTAGGAATAAATTTTGTTATATTCAAAGTACATTGAACCGTTTGGAGTTCGCCCGTTGGGTTGTTCTTGTAAATTAAATGCGTGTACGATTTCTGAGTTTGTGAATACTGTTTTCATAATTTTATTTTTTAGTTTAGTTCTTTATTTATTGTTTTTATATCCCTCTGTAAGTTTATTAATTGTGTTTCAAATTTTTGATTTGGGTATAAATTATCTAGTTTACACTCAATATTTAGAATTGTGTCAATCGTTTTATTATTCATAATTTTATTTTTTAGTTAGTTTTATTTAGTTTGTTTTGCCTCTCTTTGTGATGTGTACAAATTATAACCCATCAAAGAATAGTTTTGTTTTATGTTTTTTATTTCGTTTGTAAATTCTCTATAACTGTTGAAGTCTTCGCGGTTTACTGTTTCCCACGTTTCAACGCCGTATTGTGTTTTTATGTTTAAATATTTTTTCATAATGTTAATTAGTTAGTTTGTTAATACAGTACAATAATATAAATTAAATATTAATTAAACAAGTATTAAAACACATTTATTTAGTATTAAAGCACATTTGAAACATTATTTCGCTCCGATAGGTTTACACAGAATATAATTTTGCTAAATAGCTTGTTAACAGTTTATTATATCTGATCTTTGAGGGGCAATAAATAACACAGGGAAAAGGGTCGGAGGGGTTTAACCCCTTTGTTTAAAGTGCGTGAACTGTCAAACGGGGGAACGGGTACGGGCTAAGGGTGGGCAGTGAGTAAAGACAAACAACAATAAACAAACAACACCAACACAAACAACAAAAGCCAAAATAAATAGAAAAGTTTTTTTAAAAAGAACACCCCCCCCAACATTTTTTAAACGACTTTCCTTTTGCAACAACAACGCACACACGATATATAACCCACTGTCTACGATTATCTGATATTTTTTTTCCAGTTCGGTTTCAGAATAAATGACTATATTTGTACTATGAATGATGATTACACAATTAAAGATGGAAGGCTAATCAACAATGCACCGGACTCAGAGATGGGAATTGTAAAAGCCGCTAGGTACAGAAAAATGATGAAGAGAGCTGATAAGGTTCGAATGATCGCTGAAGGTAATGAACTAGCTAACTCCAACATAAACTTATTTAAAAAACTATAACGTTTTCTTTCTCCATAATTCTCGTTCTCTACATGGATAAAAAGGGAGTGTTGCCAACTAGGTAGCACTCTTTTTTTTTTGGTTATAATTGCAGATACACTTTCGTTCCAAAGATTAATTTTCACATTGTAATTCATAACATTATTGCGTCATAGAGTAACACTAATTGGTGTTGGTTTTGATGATAGTACAGTTTTGGTGCAGTATTTTACAAGTTTTTTATAACACGTTTTAAGGATTTAGGGAAAATTGATAAACGATTTAAACGTTTTAAAACGGATAAAATGGCAAAAAGGTGTTGGTTTTGACCCATTAGTGTTGGTTTAGTGTTACGAATTTTTTAAACTAACACTTTATATAAGTTGCTCTAACTGTTTGATTATCATATAGTTAATATACTACTAGTGTTATAATGTTACTTTTTAGGGGGGGGTAGGAGAAAAAAAAAATAATAATATATATGTAAAAAAAATAAATCTGTATATAGGGCAAAAAACCAACACTGTAACACTACTAATAGTTTGGGCTAACCCAAACCACCCCAAACAACCCAAACTTTATTTAATATTTTTTGCATGTGAATTGTTTTTGTATATATTTGTTTGACTTTAATAAAATTTAATTTAATGATTGTAAAAGAGATTAGCTTTGAAGAAGAGGCTAGAAAAAAACTAATAGGCGGTGTAAATAAAATCGCTGATGCTGTTAAGAGTACTTTAGGTGCTAGAGGTAGAACAGTTCTAATAGAATCCGAAAATCATATAGGTGGAGTAACAATTACTAAGGATGGTGTAACTGTTGCTAAAAGTATTGCACTAATGGATCCGACAGAAGACTTAGCTGTTAGAATAATTAGAGAAGCTGCTGAAAAAACTGCAACCGAAGCTGGTGATGGAACCACCACTGCTATTGTTTTGACACAAGCTATTATTGCAGAAGCTCAAAAAAGAATAAAGAAAGAAATGAATCTGACTGATATTATTAGAAATATGCAGGACACTACAGATTTTATTATTAAAGCACTAGACAAGAAAAAGAAAAAGATTACTGCTAAAAAATTAGTAGATGTAGCATCTATATCAGCAAACAATGATAAAGAGATAGGAAACATAATTGCTCAAGCTTACGATTTAGTAGGAATTAATGGAGTGGTTACTGTTGAGAATTCTGATGGTGGAGATACTTGGTTTTCTACAAGTGAAGGAATGAGACTGAAAAGAGGATATATGTCAAGGTATTTTATAACGGATCAAAAAACAGAAGAATGTGTCCTTGAAAATCCTTATATACTAGTTTTAAATTCTACTGTTGAGAATATGTCATCTATTGAACATGTGCTAGCAGATGTATTACAAAACGGAAAGTCTCTTTTGATTATTGGAGATGTCGATGCCAAAGTAATGAATACACTTAATTTGAATAAAGTTAGAAATGGTTTAAAGGTTTGTGTAATTCAGCCACCAGAGTTTGGATGGAAGAAAGATCAGATGATGCAAGATATAGCTATTGCCACAGGAGCCACTTACTTTAGTGAAGATACCGGTGATAACTTTCAGTTGGTTAGATTAGAAGACCTGGGATCAGCCCGAAAGGTTATTGTAGATAATGCAAACACTGTGATTGTAAGAAAAGAAGATGAACACTTAGAGTCTCAGCTCAATAATCACATGGAATCACTATGGGAAATGCACGAAACTTCTAAAGAACAAGAGTTTATTAAAAAAAGAATTGCTATGATATCTGGAAAGATTGGAGTGATTCACGTTGGAGCGAACTCAGATATTGAACAAAAAGAAAAGAAAGATCGTGTCGATGATGCAGTATGCGCCACAAGAGCAGCCCTTGAAGACGGAATATTGCCAGGTGGTGGCATAGCACTGAAAGAAATAGCGGATGACCTCGCAAAGCTCGGTGCTGGCGAAAGTCAAAGAGTTTCTATGGCTATTATGGAAAAAGCATTGAAGGCTCCGTTTTATCAGATTTTAACTAATGCTGGAATAGAAACTAAGTTGATAGAACCAAATTTAGACCCGGGAACAGGATACGATGTAAAGAATGATAAGTATGGCAATATGATTAAGTTAGGAATTATAGATCCATGCAAGGTTACTAAGAGTGCAGTAAGAAATGCTATTTCTATTGCTTCGACTATTTTAAGTACTAATGCTATTATAACTAACGTAAGAGAAAAATGAAAGCAGTAGGAAAATATGTTTTAGTAAAAGAAGTTAAGGAGTCTCACAAAAGTCAAGGGGGGTTGCTTCTAACTTCCAAAGATACAGTTGGAATGATGTACCGTAAAGGAGAAGTTGTTTCATTTGGATCAGGGCTCACTTATTTAAAAGAAGGAGATTATATTTATTACAATAAACTACAAACTCACGAAGTTAGAATTGGTGAGGATTTATATACTGTCGTTCAAGACAAGGATATTGTAGTAGTTCTGTAAAATAACTATCTTTGCTGTATGTCTAAGTTAAGTCGTACTGCAAGGTTTTACAGGAAAAACAAAGCTGCTAGAAAAAAGCACAACGATTACCAAAAAAAGTACAACAAAAAACCAGGGCAGGTAAAGCGAAGAGTTTTCGATAACAAAAAGAATCGAGAGTTTGGAACTTATGGCAATTATGATGGCAAGGATGTTTCTCACAAAGGAGGAAGAATTGTCTTAGAAAAAGCTAGTAAAAACAGAGGAAGTAAATCTGCTACTGCTGGAGACAGAAGAGCAAGAGGTAAAAAAGGAAGCGGTAGAAAAAACAAAGGAAATACAGGAGGTAAATAATTATGTCAAAACTAGATAGAGAAAAAAGAAAAGCTAGAAGAAAAGCAAATAGACCAGCTTACAAGGACTATCCAATGGGTAGTATAGAAAGAAAAGATGCTAAAGAAGAAGGAAAAAGCGAAGATATATTTAATGCAACCGGACCATTTGGAAACATAAGAAGAAGTATTCTTAAAAGAAAAATGTCAAAAAGAAATTTAAATTTATAATGCCAAAAGACGCTTGTTATAGAAAAATAATGAAAAGCTACGGTAAATGGTCAGCTCGTGCTGCTCAAGCTACTGCAAAGTGTCGTAAAGCAAAAGGTAAGGTAAGGAAAACAAAAGCTGGTTCTAATCTTAAGAGATGGGGAAAAGAGAAGTGGGTAGATACCAGAACAGGAAAGCCATGTGGATCTGGAGGAAAAACAGAATATTGTAGACCAACAAAAAGAGTTTCTTCAAAGACTCCTAAAACAAAGGGAGAGATGAGCAAGTCTGAGTTGAGCAGAAAAAAAGCAGAAAAGAAAAGAGTAGGAATGAGAGGAGCAGGAGGAAAAAAAGTAAAACCAGTTAAAAGAAAATGAGTAAATTAAGCAAGAAACAAAGAAAAATAGCAAGAGTTGCTATGCCTTTTGACAAGATTACCTCAGCGGATTTTATTAAACTAAAGAAAAGTAAAAAGAAAAAAAAATAATTATGCCAACAGTAAAGTTACCAGGTGGAAAGAAAAAAGTATTTCCATATAACGCAGTAGGAAAAGCTCAAGCTGATTCATGTGCTAAAATGTATAAAGGAAAAATTAGTTACAATCCAAACTACGGTATGGAGAAAAAAATGGAGTCTAGCTACTAGGATATGTTTGATGAATTAATGCTGGTTCTATGTGCAGCCTCTATACTTGGAATAAAAACATTAGTAGAGCACTTAGATAAATCAAAAAAGAATAAAAAAAATGGCAAAAAAGTTTAAAGCACATAACATGTATAGTAAAACAGGTATAAAGAAGGTTGCTAAAACAATTAAAGAACATTTGTCATTAAAGAAAAAAGGATATACTCACACCAAACCAAAGAAAAAATAACATGGCAAAAAGAGTAGATAAATCATCAATGGCATGTAACAAGCCTAGATCTTCTACTAGACCAGGTAAAAAGAAAATGGTCAAGGGATGTGAGGGTGGTAAAGAAAAGATAATACATTTTGGAGCAAAGGGATACGGTCACAACTATTCCACTGCTGCTAGAAAAAGTTTCCGAGCCAGACATAAATGCGGAACAGCCAAGTCGAAGTTGACAGCTCGGTATTGGGCCTGCAAAAATTTATGGGCTGGCAAAGGAGGCTCTACCAAAAGCTCCCCAAAATCAAGACAAGGAAAATATTAGTATATTTGTAAACGCCTAATGGCAACTAAAACAAAGAAAATGAAACAAGGATATAACGCAAGACTAGATGAGTCTTTAGGAAACAAGCATAAAGGAGCTCATTCTCAATCTATGAAATCTAGAAGAGATGAATCTAAAGCTATGTCAAAGAAAGATTACGGACACGCTTACGGTGGAGATCATGGAATGAAGTATGAAAAAGCTGGAAGCCATATATCTTCTATGATTAAGAAGTGAGAAAAAAATCTACTTCAGATAGAGCAATATTTAACCAACCTTATTGGAGGGCACTGAATTTTGATTCATTGTTTACTAGACCATTAAGGGGTAAAGGTAGAAAACGTGGAAAAAATAAAAGACTTAGTTAATTCACCACTTACAAAGTGTGTAATGGCCATGGCCATAGGAGGATTACTCCTAATAAAAAAAGATATACTGTTTGCAGGTATAGCATTTGGAGTAGGTGTAAGAGAATTCTTATTAGCTTTTAAGCAAGATTGCTCTAGAAACTGCAAAAAGGAATGTTGCCTTAAGTAGGATTCTCTCTATTTATTTTCTTCATTGCATTAAAGTATCTATATTCAGAACTTCTTTTAGGCTTACTCACAGGGTTTCTAGTGCTTTCTGGAAATCTTTCTTCTTCAAGCAGTAATCTATAAACTCTTCCCATAGCAATTTTACCTTTATGAGTTAATTCATATATGGCTTTTGATCTACCTGAATTAGTTCTCCATTGCTTTATCCATCCTTCTTTCTTTAATCTTACAAATTTTTTAGGATCCCAAGATACAATAGTATCATACCAGTGAAAGTCATCATTAGTAAATCTACCTTCGCTATGTAAAAAAAGAAGCAGCTCTAAATCTTGCTGAGATAGACCATATTGTTTTTTTATTAAGTATCTAACGACCCTCCAATGTTTTAAAAAGTCATGTTTCATTTAAGTATTATTTTATTCTTATCTTTGCAAGGTAAGTTAAATTCATTAAATTGGAAAAAGAAAAATCAAGAGGTTTAGGAGACACAATTCATAAGTTCACTACTGCAACTGGAATAGCAAAATTATTTGAAGGAAAAGACTGTGGGTGTGCAAAACGAAGAAAAACTTTAAATGAGGTTCTACCTTATAATAACAACAACGAAATTACATAAAAAATGGCCTATCAAAAATTACAACCGTCAGCAGCAATAAACGTTATACCAGATAACAATATTATTATACCACTGCCAAATCAAGTAGCAACTGGAGCAACAACAGCAGCTGCAGCTGGCAAACTAACAGATAGTGCTGCAAAGTTTTTAACTACTGCATCTGTAGGTGATGTAATATATTCTGGAACAGGAGCTGTTCGTGATGCTATTACTACAGTAACGGCAGTTGATAGTGACACAGTTTTATCAGTAGCTACAGCAGTAGCAATAACAAAAAACTACAATATATATTCATCTGGCCTTAATGAAGGAACAATTCTTTATGTAGGTGGAGAAGGAAATGTAGTTGTAGAAACGGCAGCAGGAAATGAGGTTACATTTACTGAGATATCTGCTGGAACATTTATGCCAATACAAATTTTAAAAGTAAAAACCACAACTACAGCATCGAACATAATAGCAATGTGGTAATATGAGTTCAGGGATTGGGATTGGGATAAGTAGTGTGTTCGGAGGACCAAGAGGGTTGCCCTCTGACTTCTCTTACGGTCAAAAACAATTTTGCGATGACGATAATGCTACTTACACGCCAACTCCTAAAAATACTGGTGGAACTTGGTCAATAAGTCCTGCATTATCTGGATTTAATACTTCTACTGGTGCGTTTAGCCCTTATGGTGTTACTGGAACATTTGTAGTGAGTCATACATTTGATGGTAAAACATCTACTCAAACTATTGTGTTAAACGATTCAGATGTAGTTGCTACTTTTACTTATCCTAATTCAGCTTATCCACAAAGCGGAGTCAATCCAACTCCAACAATAACAGGCACAGGCCCTGGAATAAACACAGGTACATTTAGTGCGACTCCTGCGGGATTATCTATTAATGCAGCAACAGGTGAGATAGATTTATCTGAGTCAGCATTAAATTCTTATGTAATTACTTATACTAGTGGATCAGAGTTCTGTGCTGATACAGCTACATTTACTTTAGAAGTTGAAGATCCTTATGTAGGATTTAAGTTTAGAATATTAGTTCCAGCTGGAGCTGATCAAACATTAGCACTAGAAACTGTAAACGGAGCATCCGCTGCACCAAACTCAGTAATAAACTGGGGTGATGGAACAGGAGTTCAAGATTTAACTACTACCACTGCTAGTAATTCTTTTTCTACCGGTACTTATGATATTGAAATAAACGCATTTGATTCTACAACTCCTGTAGACAACTTTAGTGTTACTTCTGGAGAGGAATTAGTTACTGAGGTTACAGATTGGGGAGGAACTCCTTGGTATTCTTTAAATAATGCTTTTGAGGATTGTGTTAACCTAACCACATTTGGAACAGGAACATTTAAAGGAATTTCAACAGGAGCTGGAGTGAATTTAGATTATTGCTTTAAAGGTTGCACATCTCTTGCGTTAGTTGATATGACATCTTGGGATTTTTCTGAAGGGATGAAAGCTCGTGAAATGTTTTCCGGATGTACTAATGTTACTAAAATTACTTGGACTGGAATTGTTAAACTCACGCAATCTATAGCTGGTATGTTTTTTAGAGTTGGAACAGCCGTTGCTGCTGGTTGCGATTTCCAAACAAATAATTTAGATTTCTCTAATTCTACTGTAGTTACAACTGGGGGAACTGCTGCCCAGGGAAACGGTATGTTTCAGGAGGCACTAATAGATGCTGACAATAGTGATATTAGTAATTGGGACTTTAGAACAAGCATTTTTTCATTGACTATCATTCACACTTTTAACAGGACTAGAGTTGTAGGAGATGATAAGACTTTAAATATCTCTAATTGGAAAATGGCTTGTGCTCAAACTAGTCCATCCGCATTAGGTTTACAATTAATGTTTGATAATTTTAACTTGGACCTAGATAATGTAAGAAGAGATCATAACTTGAGTTTAAATATGACTGACTGGGAATTTGGATCTGGAATTACTAAATCTAATTGGGGTCAAACATTTAGATTGGCTAATTTCAGAAAAATAATAGGTTTAAATACTTGGACATCAGGTGTTGTTTATCGACTTGCATATATGTTTCAAAGCACTAACTTCTGGGCTATACAAGAAGGAGATAATTTCAGTGATGCTTTCTGGGCTAATTCTGAAGTAGAATTTGGTTTTGCATCTATGTTCTCATCTCATGGCCTTTCTTTAGCAGAAAATGATTGGGGAGAGTCTCCTAATATAAAAGGCTTAAGTAAATCTCCTACTTCTACTGCTAATCAGGGTGTGACGGCAATGTTTAGTGGTGCAAGATATACTACAACCTTATCTTTTGAAGATGTTGACATTTCTACAGGTTATGGAGCTGCAAATGGTACAAACATAAACTACCACATCAATGGTATTAAAATAAAGAAAAATGGAGCTGTGTCTGGTGGAGTTGATTATTCTAATGCTAAAATCAAGTTTATAGGCGGTTCTTATGCTAATTGGACAAATGCTGAAATTTCATTTTTAACATTTGGTCCTGATATTGATTTTACATTAATGACTAATTGGACTGTTGCTTTTAATAATGCTTTCCCAGACTGGCCTTTAACATTTGCAACAAACCTTAATTTAACTAACTTAACTACTATAGCTCTTTCCAGAACATTAACCCCATGTCAAGCAGATAATTTTATAAGAGCAGTTCACGATACAAATTATTTAATAGGTGCACCAACACCTTTTTCTTTTTCTTTGGCAAGTTCTCAAATCACAAACTCTCCTAGTGTAGTAAATTCTAAGCTTTTAGCTTTAGAAGCTGCTGGGTACACGATTACTGATGGCAACCCTGGTACAACTATGCCATTTGCATATACAACTCCTATTGATACAGGCGCAGATCAAATACCAACCGGAAGCTTTACAGGTGGAATATTCTCAAGTAGTGACGCAGCTAATATACCTGTTAATGCATCGACAGGGGAAATTGACGCAACTAACGTAGGTAATACAACAATTAGATATACTCTTGCAGATGGCTGTTATAATGAACAAACTGTACAAATAGCTGCTGCATTAGCTCAAATAGACAACCTTAATTCTATGCAGTTTGATGGTGGAAGTGATTATATAGACTTAGGAACTTCTTTAAGTCTTGCAAATGAATATACTATTTCTTGTTGGATAAATATTAATAATACCACAGCAGGAGCAAAAGCTATAATTTATAAAGGAACTAACACGAACACTGAATTTGCTTTAGAAGTAAACAGAACAAGTGGTAAATTAAGTACATTAGGATCTTCTAGTGGGCCAGTTTTTACAAGTAACACAACTCTTACTCCTGGAGTTTGGTATCACGCTGCATTAACAAAAACCGTAGTAGGTGGCTCTAAAACTTATACTTTTTTCTTAAATGGGATAAGTGATGGAAGCGGAGTAACATCAACAAACCCAAATTATACATCTGGAATTACTGCTATAGGTAGATTTGGTAGTTCTTCAGGAGGGTATTTTAATGGCTCAATAGACGAAGTAGGATTATTTAACACAGCTTTAACAGAAGCAGAAGTTCAAAGCATTTACAATGCAACAGCAGTTGTAGGTGGAGTAAACAAAACAGCAGATTTAAGTCAATTAACAACACCACCTATTGCGTGGTATAGAATGTAAACTATGGCAACAGAATATTTTAATGACGCTTGGAGAATACCAAACAATAAAAATCAAAGTTTAGTTTCTAACTATTCTATGGAGTTTGACGGAACAAATGATTTTATTAATTGCGGAAATTTTGCTCCATTTAATGTGCCACACACAAAGTTTAGTATTTCTTTATGGTGTAAATCTCCCAATTCGTTTACTGATTCTGGAAATTTAATAGAATCCAGATTAAGTTATGCAACTCCAAACGGAATAGCAATAGAGTTTATATCTGGTACTATGTATTTTAGACAAACAGGTTCGACATTTGGTAAAACTATAGCTGAATGGGGTTTAAATAATACTAACTGGAATCATATTGTTTTTGCCTATGATTTAACTATTACAAGTGGCAATAATGTTTTTGTTTATATTAATAACGCTACACCACCCAACAGAGATATTGCAGCAACATCGCAGCCAGCAACAACCGCAGATTTTAAAATAGGAGATGGACTAAGAGGTAATTTTGATGGACAAATAGACCAAGTAAGCATTTTTAATTATACACTTTCAGCAAGTCAAGTTGCTACTCTTTATGGTGGTGGAACAGCTGTAACAAATCCAATGTCGTTAAGTCCAAAGCCAGTAGCTTACTATCAATTAGGCGACCAAACAGCTTCAAATGATACAACAGAACCTACACCACCAGTTCAATCTTATTTAGTTCCAAATAATAGTTTACAAGATTATGTATTTCAAACAAGTCCAGCTGGGTCTCCGCATATTTCTATACCAAGTATAACAATTTCTGAAGCAGCTACTATTTCCATTTGGGTTAATATAATATCTTTTTCAGGGGGAACACAACAAACTTTTTTTGGTGACCAAACTAACACAAAACTAGTGGTTAATAATCAAAGTGGATTTATTAGAGTTATTTATTCTGGTGAGTCTGGACTTGGACTTAAAATAACAACCTTAGTTACATCTGATTTTATAAATAAATGGCATCATATAGCTTTAGTTCAAAATGGTGGAGCTGCAACTGTATATATTGACGGCAATAGTGAAGGAATTATTAATCCTGGAACATTAAGAACGCCATCTTTTGCGGCAATTGGAGCTTTAGCTGGTGGAGCGGCTACCCTTAATGGATTTGTTTCTAATGCTGCTATATTTTCAACAAACTTACCAGCAACAGGAACAGAGTCTATAGCATCATTATACAATAACGGAACACCTCCAGATTTAAGTTCTTATAGCAATTTAGAAAGATGGTATAAACTAAACGCTCAAGATACTTTTGACGGCACTGACTGGACAATAAAAGATTATGCTAATAACCAAGATGGAACAAGTGTTCGTATGACTTCAGCTAACTTAGTTCAAAGCAACTTACAGCACACATCAGGTTATAGTCCTTACGCGTTAGATTTTGGAGGTATTACAGCACATTTAAAAACATATACAATTCCAGCAACTACAAATACAGTTACTCTTTCAGCTTGGGTTAAAAGAACTGGAGCATCTGGCCAATATGCTGGTGTATTTGGTGTGAGAAATTCTGGAGGAACTCCATCTTTTGGTTTATGTTGGCAAATATCTTTTGGTAACAATGATAATAAAATAAGGTTTAGGACTTCAGCAGATTCATCTTCAGGTTGGCAAGAGGTAGTTCAAAATGATGTAATGCCTGACAACACTTGGCATCACGTGGCTGGGGTAGCAGATGGAACTAATTTAAAAATTTATATAAACGGAGCTTTACAAACTGATACAAAAACTCAAACAAACGGAACTTTACAATCACCAACTAGCAATATATTTTTTGGTATGCAAAGTGCTGCATCATCTCCATTTAATGGACAGCTATCAAATTGCGCTAGATGGAATATTGGTTTAACACAAGCTCAAGTAACTGAAATATATAATCAAGGCGTACCAAGTAACTTAAATAATTTCTCTGGAACTACTCCAATAGGTTGGTGGCAACTAGGTTCTAACAGTTCTTTCGAAGGCAATGATTGGACTTGTTTAGATGAGATAGGTACTGACTATGCTGACTCAGGAACTACCGCTATGACAGAAGATGACATTGTAAATGGTGTTGGATATTCTGGAAATGGTTTAGGAACAAGCTCTATTGAAATTGTTGGAGATGCTCCCTACTCTACAGCAAATGGATTATCTGAGAATATGGATGTATTAGATAGAACAACAGATGTACCAAGTTAAAATATTAAAATAAAAAAAATGAATAATAAAAGTTATATAGTAATTGAATTAAGTGATACAAACTTAGTTTTGTTTTCTCAAGTGGATCAACAAAATGCTCAGTCAATGAGAAGAAATCTAGCAAATACTCAAGGGTTGTTAAGCTATAGAGTTACACCAAGTTTTGTTACAGATGGTAGTTTACCTATTGTTGGCGATGTGATGAATCAAGATGAGGCTTTAACTTTAATGGCAACTGCAGCTTGGTCAGAACCAGACCCTATAGATTAAAATATTATGAATGGTAATATTCCTATAGACAATCCTGCTGTTAGAACTTATTGGATAGCGTATGCTGATTCATCAAAAGAAGATGTCACAGGATATGGCTATGTGGATCCTCAGCAAAAGCTTTATTGTAAGTGGCCTATAGATGAAACTATAGATGAAGATGAGTGGATAGCTGAATTAGCTGGTCATGGAATAGATCCGTTTCCAACTCCACCAATAGAAGAAGAATAATAATTATTAAAAGTGAAATACGCAAGAAGTATGGATGATCCTATTTTAATCACTTTGATTTCTGCTTTAGGAATTAAGGAAGTTTGGAATATTATTAAAAAAAAAATTGACATTAATGCTCAAAAAGAAGATAGTCATATTGAAATGCTGGTGGAAAAAATTGAAGGACTAGAATCAAAAATAAACACCCTAATAGAAGAAAATATACAGCTAAAAGTAAAGATAGCAAAGATGGAAGAACGTATTATCTTTACAGCTAAAAATAGAATTAAAAAATGAAACTATCTAAGAACTTGTCTCTTTCGGAAATGACAAAAAGTCAAACTGCATCTAGAAGAGGAATAGACAATAGTCCGACTCCAGAACACATAGAGAGCATGAAGATTTTTGCAGAAAAGATTTTTCAACCTATTAGAGATCATTTTGGAGTTTCCATAAGCATTTCATCAGGATACAGGAGTAAGTCTCTTAATAAGGCTATTGGAGGCGCTCACAAGGTTGTAGATGGAGAATACGTTGCTACCTCTCAACATTGCAAAGGTGAAGCTATAGATATAGACAGGGATTACGCCAATGCTCCTAATAACTCACAAGTATTTCATTATATAAAAGACAATCTAGACTTTGACCAGTTAATATGGGAGTTTGGAAATGAAGAGAATCCTTCTTGGGTACATGTTAGTTATGATGCTGATGGGGATCAAAGAGGTCAAATATTAGTGGCTTATAAAAACAAAAGCGGAAAAACAAAATACAAGGTATATGGAGGAGAAGATTAACCAACTTTTACAGGGTCAGGCTGTAATGAAATCTCAGCTTGAAGAAATAAAAATTCAAAAGAACGATCACGAAAAAAGAATACGTGGCTTAGAGAAAAAGTTTTGGACTTCTATTGCTGTTATTATTACAGGTATAGGTACATTTATAGAAGGATTATTTTTAGGAAGATGATAGAAGAGACAGAATTTGAAAAAATGTTAAAGAAGTTACAGGACAAGCCGGTTCCTGAAAGAACATGTAATATAGATGATGAAAATTGTGAAAGCTGTAGCGGATGAAAAAGAAACTAAAAGATACTAAGATAGGTAAACTATTAAGGGAAAAGGCTCCTAAGATATTAGGAATTATAGGTGATGTGTTGCCATCCTCTGGAAGCATGGGAATATTAAAAAACATTATATCAAAAGACCCTGATTTAACACCAGAAGAAAAAGCACAACTTCATAATCAAGTAACAGAACTATATAAGCTAGAGGTTGATGATAGGGATTCTGCTAGAAATAGAGAAATAGAATTAGCTAAGGCAAACCGATTCGATTTTATGTTTAATTTAACGGGTTTGGTAGGGTTGTCTTGTTTCGCCTTTTTAGTATATGCAATTGTTTACTTAGAGGTTCCGGAGCACAATAAAGAGATTTGGATCCATCTGATTGGAATCTGTGAAGGGATAACACTTTCGATTTTTGGATATTTTTATGGATCTTCTTCAACACGTAGAAAATGATTATCTTTGCAATATTACAATTAAATTAAATCAAATGAAAAAAAATAAATTAGAAGCTGAAGAATTAAGTCAGTTACAAGAATTACAAAACACGTTCCAAGGTTATAAAATGCAATTGGGAGAAATAGAATTACAGAAATCAATGTTATTAAAAGAGGTTGATGAAGTAAAGCTTGACTTTAATAAGTTAGAAAATAAATTTATAGAAAAGTACGGTCTAGATTCTGTCATAAACATTAAAACTGGGGAAATAACAGAAAAAGAAAATGGCGAAAATAAGTAACACTACCTCATACCCTAATGCTGCAGCATCACCTACTGATTATGTAATTGGCACAGATGTCAGCGATAATAACAATACTAAAACATTTACGCTTCAAGATATAGCTAATTTAAATGCTTTTAGTCCAGGGTCAGGAACGGTTACTAGTGTAGGAATGAGTGGGGCATCAACAGGATTAACATTTACTAGCGATACGGTAAGCCCTATAGTTAATACAGGAACATTTACTTTAGGTGGTACTTTAGCAACTGCTAATGGAGGAACAGGATTAAGTAGTTTAACAGAAGGAAGTCTTTTGATAGGGGATTCTTCAACTGATATATCTGCTTTAGCTATAGGCACTAACAATTATGTATTAACATCTAACGGAACTACTGCTACATGGGCTGAAGCAAGTTCAGGTGGTCCGGGATCAGGTACAATAGGTAGAATGGCTTATTGGACAACAGGTGCAAATCCAGGTGTATTAGGTAGTGCTCCAATTAAATACACTCCCGCCTCAACTAATCCAACAGTAGAAGAACTAACAGAAATTATTTCAAACTCTGCCACTCATCAAATTAAAATAGGAACTGAAGCTACCGCAGGTCGACTAACACTTGGAAGTCTTACAAATAATGGCACGCAGGTTTCTTCAGGTGGTACTTTACAGTTATATTCAGCAGATAATGATGGAGTTGTAATAGGAGGAGGAATTTTAGCGAATATTACTACATCAAGCCGCAGTGGGAATATAAATCTTAATAATTTAAACACTGGCACTGGCACTATTACTAGTTCTATTAATATTGGTGGAACTAATGCATCAGCGGGAAAAGTAAGTGATGCCATAAACATGTATAAACCTTTATACTCTCATTCGGATACGTTTTGTATTGGTTCTTCAAACAGCAATCAGTTGAATGTTGGTTTTGATGAGGTAGCAGGAAATAATTTTGCCAATCAAAGAGTAGTGGTAAATTCAGCAACGGGGTCAACTAGTATAACGTTACGAGGTGGAACTACTGATGGAGGAAAAGTATTCTCACTTACTAATTATGGAGACCTTGACTATCCAGAAATACGAGTTGATATGGATAAGGTTACAAGTAGACCTTTTTATATAAATAACGCAACTAATCAATTATCTACACTAAACTTTGGTGGGCCTAATAATGATCAAATGGTTCTGTATGTTAATAATACAAAAACAAACAACGCCCCAAGCACTACCAATGGAGGGTTAAAAATTGCAGGTAGTTTACAACTGTTTGGAGAGTATGCTATAAAAGCAGGAGGTTCAACTTGGCAAACAAATTCAGACGAAAGATATAAAGAAAACATTATAGACGCTGATCTTGATATATGTTACAATAATATTAAAAACTTAAAACTAAAAAGATTTAACTACAAAGAAGAAGTTTTTAGAGATCCTGCTAGTGATAATACTAAGTTAGGTTTTATAGCTCAAGAAGTAAATGAAATTTTCCCTAAATCAGTAGTAAGTACACCCTTCACTACTTGGGTTAATTATGGTGGTGATTCTGAAATATTAGGTTCAGACGGAGTAACTAAGATAAAGCCTGGAGATCGAGTACAAGACGTTTTAGCTGGCTCTGTGGTGGTAGATGATTTTAAAACAATGAATGAAGAGCAAATACTTAGATCAATGTATGGGGCCTTTAAGAAAATGCAAGAAAAAATAGAATCTTTAGAAGCTAAAGTAAAAGTTTTAGAAGGATAAAAACATCGCTTAATGTGGTGTAGTAAAATATAATAAAATGGAATATATAAGAAAAGTGTCTGTGGGATCAGACTATAAGTCTTCTATGAACTATATAGTGGGACAGCCGGTTTTAAGAACATACACCATACATGTAATAAGACAATCAAAAGATGGTGAAATACAAGTATATATAGAAAATAAAAAGAGCGAGGTTTTTCTTTGGAAAAGTTTTAGTATAGCTATGCCTACTTCTTTGGAGTACAATGTAAATTACTGACATGAAATCTCCCTATTGTTTTATAGTGAAGCCTCAAGGAGGTCAACGCTATGACAATTTAAGCAAGCATGGAGACGGTAAGTTGATTACAAGTGCTTCTCAAGAAGATCATACTACTACCAACAGATTTGCAATAGTAGAAGAGATACCTATTCTTTGGGCTTTTAATAAGGACATTAAAAAAGGAGATACTGTAGTAGTGCACCATAATGTTTTTAGAAAATACTACGACATGAAAGGTGTAGAAAAAAGCGGTCCATGCCATTTTAAAGATGATTTATATATAGTAGATATAGAGCAAGTATATTTACACAAAAGCAAAGATAAATGGAACTCTGTTGGTGATTATTGTTTTATTAAGCCAACTGAAAAAGAAAAAGATGTTATATTGTCTGTGGATAGAAATAAGCAATTAGTAGGAAAAGTAAAGTATGGAAACAAAGAATTGGTATCTTTAGATATATTAGAAGGAGATGATGTTTGTTTCTTGCCTGAATCAGAATACGAATTTAAGGTAGAAGGAGAGACTCTATACAGAATGAAAACAAAAGATGTATGCGTGTTGATATAAGTGTAAAAAAACTAAAGGAAGATATTATTCAAGCTGGAGAAATAGCTGTTAAAGAGCTAATAAAAGTAGCTAAGGAAGATATCATAAAGTACGATGCTGAAGATGATTTAGCGGCAGATAGATTAAAAAACGCAGCAGCTACTAAGAAGCTGGCCATATTTGATGCTTTTGAAATACTTAAAAGAATACAAGAAGAGCAAGCTATGCTAGAAGAGAGAACAATAAAAAAAGAGGCTTATCAAGGATTTGCAGAAAAAAGATCAAAATAGACTACATAAAGTTATAACTGAAGTTGTACCTAAAACTGTAATAACCAACAAGAACAAATCTAAGACTTGGGATTACGGATACAACGAAAAGTATGACATTGTAATTATATCTAAAGATGGAACTTTAGGAGAGGTGTATGATGTGCAAGGTCTAAAAATAGGATTACCAAAAGAACCAAAAACAATAAATAGCAGATATAATAAATGGAAAGCAGAGGACATACCTAAAGAATTATCTGGTATTAAAACAATATTTGATTGGCAAAAAAGAGACAATACATTTAAGTCAAAGTGGGTAGATTATATTGAGGAAGAGTTTGAAAAAAGAGAAAAGGGATATTGGTTTACAAATAACGGAGAATCTACTTATGTCACAGGGACTCACTATATGTATTTGAATTGGACTAAGATAGATGTAGGTAAACCAGATTTCAGAGAATCTAATAGAATATTTTATTTATTTTGGGAAGCTTGTAAGTTAGACAAAAGAAGTTTTGGAATGTGTTACTTAAAAAACAGGCGTTCAGGGTTCTCGTTTATGAGTTCATGCGAAGCTGTCAACCAAGGAACTATTACTAGGGATGCTAGAGTAGGTATATTATCTAAAACTGGAGGCGATGCTAAAAAAATGTTTACCGACAAGGTGGTTCCTATATCTAATAACTATCCTTTCTTTTTTAAGCCTATTCAGGATGGAATGGACAAACCTAAAACAGAATTAGCATACCGAGTTCCAGCTAGTAAAATAACCAAAAAAAACATGGGTAAAACAGATGAGCTTGTGATGGATGGGCTTGATACTGTATTAGATTGGAAGAACACTTCTGACAACTCTTATGATGGAGAAAAATTACTATTATTAATACACGATGAAAGTGGTAAGTGGGATAAGCCTGAAAATATATTAAATAACTGGAGGGTAACTAAAACCTGTTTAAGATTAGGTAGTAAAATAGTTGGGAAATGTATGATGGGATCTACTTCTAATGCTTTAGATAAAGGTGGTGAAAACTTTAAAAAATTATATAGTGATTCTGATGTAACTAGTAGAAATGCTAATGGTCAAACTAAGTCCGGGTTGTATTCATTATTTATTCCAATGGAGTATAATTTTGAGGGATACATAGATGAATTTGGACACGCTGTTTTAGACACTCCTGAAAAACCAATAACAGGAACAGATCAAGAAAAAATAAGTTTAGGTGTTGTTCAATACTGGGAGAATGAGGTAGAGTCTTTAAAGAATGATGCAGATGCTCTTAATGAATTTTACAGGCAGTTTCCTAGAACAGAATCACATGCATTTAGAGATGAAAGTAAACAGTCTTTGTTTAATCTAACTAAAATATATCAGCAAATAGACTACAACGATTCTCTTATTAAACAAAGGTATATTACTAAAGGAAAGTTTGTTTGGAAAGATGGAATACAAGATACCAAGGTTATATGGGTTCCGGACAGAAAAGGAAGATTTTTAGTTTCTTGGACTCCAAAACCTGAGCTACAAAACAGAGTTATAAATAGGTCTAATATGTTTTACCCTGGCAATGAACACTTAGGTTCGTTTGGATGCGATAGTTATGATATTTCTGGGACTGTAGGTGGTATTGGATCAAATGGAGCTTTGCATGGACTAACAAAGTTTAATATGGATGAAGCTCCTAGCAATGAGTTTTTTTTAGAATATGTAGCTAGACCACAAACTGCAGAGATATTTTTTGAAGATGTGCTTATGGCTTGTGTTTTTTATGGTATGCCTATTTTAATTGAGAATAATAAACCTAGATTGCTTTACCATTTTAAAAACAGAGGTTACAGAGCCTTCTCTATAAACAGACCTGACAAAAGTAAAACAACGCTCTCTAAGACAGAAAAAGAACTTGGAGGGATACCAAACTCATCAGAAGCGGTAAAACAAGCTCATGCTGCAGCTGTGGAGTCTTACATAGAGAAATATGTAGGATTAGATTTAGATTCAGTGTATAGAGATCCAGACGAAATGGGTTCCATGTACTTCACTAGAACTCTAGAAGATTGGGCTAAATTTAATATAAACAACAGGACTAAGTATGATGCTACAATAAGTTCAGGTCTAGCTATAATGGCTAATCAAAAACACTTGTATCATGTTCCCAAGAAAGAATCAAAAATAAGCATTAACTTTGCAAGATATAGTAATAAAGGTACATTGAGCACTATTATAAAGTAAAAATGAAAGAACCATCAGTTATAATTAACCAAACCAACTTCCCAAACCAATCAGCAACAGACTCAGAAAAAGAAACTATCGAATACGGTAGACAAGTAGGAGAATCAATACAGTATGAATGGTTTAAGAGAAGTGGTAATAGTTGCAGGTTTTATGATCAGTGGGTAGAGTTCCATAGATTAAGACTATATGCTAGGGGAGAACAACCTATAGGTAAATATAAAAACGAGATATCTGTAGATGGAGACTTAAGTTATTTAAATCTAGATTGGACACCAGTTCCTATCATTCCTAAGTTTGTTGACATTGTAGTTAATGGAATGGCTGATAGATTATTTGATGTAAAAGCGGTGGCTCAAGACGCTATGTCTGCTGAGAAAAAACATAAGTTTCAGGAAATTGTAGAAGCAGATATGATTGCTAAACCTATGTTAGAGGCAACAGAAGCTATGTTCGGTATAGATATGTTTAATACACCTAAGCAAGACCTACCGGAAAGCGAGCAGGAGTTAGCACTATATATGCAAATGAACTATAAGCCAGCGATTGAAATTGCTGAAGAAGAAGCTATAGACACATTACTAGAACAGAACCATTACAAACAAAGAATACAGAAGCAAATGAACTATGACCTAATGGTTTTAGGCACTTCATTTGTAAAGCACCAGTTTCTACCTAATTCAGGTGTTTCAATAGAATACGTAGATCCAGCTTCATTAGTTTATAGCTATACAGAAAGCCCTACTTTTGATGATTGCTTTTATTTTGGAGAAGTAAAACAAGTTCCAATAACAGAGCTAGCTAAGATAAATCCAGATATCAGTTTAGAAGAGATGGAGGAAATATCTCAAATGTCATCTTTATGGTATAACTACTATGGAATTATTAGACCTTATCAGGATAGTATGTTTCAAAAAGATGTAGTCACTTTACTATACTACAATTATAAGACCACAAAGAAAATGGTTTATAAGAAAAAGTATATGGATAATGGTGGTGAAAAAGTAATTAGAAAAGATGATGACTTCAATCCACCAGTAGAAGAACAAGAAAGATTTGAGAAGTTAGAAAAAAGAATAGATGTCTGGTACGAAGGTATCATGGTGATGGGTACTCAAAAAGTATTAAAGTGGGAGTTATCTAAGAATATGGTTAGACCTAAGTCAGCTTCTCAGTATGCTTTGCCTAATTATATCGGAGCTGCTCCAAGAATGTATAAGGGCGTAATTGAATCTTTAGTAAGAAGAATGATCACGTTTGCTGATTTAATACAAATAGTTCATCTTAAATTACAACAAGTTATATCTAGAGTAGTGCCTGATGGTGTATTTATAGATGCCGATGGATTAAACGAAGTAGATTTAGGAACAGGAGCTGCTTACAATCCAGAAGACGCATTAAAGCTATATTTTCAAACGGGTAGTGTCATTGGGAGAAGTTATACTCAAGATGGTGAATTTAATAATGCTAGAGTTCCAATACAGGAGCTGGGTACTAACAGTGGTCAGGCTAAGATGGCTAGTTTAATAAGTTCGTACAACCATTATCTAAATATGATTAGAGATGTAACGGGACTTAACGAAGCTAGAGATGCATCAACACCTAATCCAGATGCTTTGGTAGGTTTACAAAAATTAGCTGCTTTAAATTCAAATGTTGCAACTAGACACATATTAGAGGCAAATGTTCAAATAACCCAGAAACTAGCTGAAGCATTGTCCTGTAGACTAGCAGATGTTTTAGAATATGCAGATTTCAAAGAAGAGTTTGCTATGCAAGTAGGTAAGTACAACGTATCTATATTAAATAGCATAAAAGATTTATACCTACATGATTTTGGAGTGTTTTTAGAAGTTGCTCCTGATGAAGAAGAAAAAGCACAATTAGAAGCTAATATTCAAATGGCTATGAGTCGTGATCAAATTAGTTTAGAAGATGCTATTGACATTAGGGAGATAAAGAACCTAAAGATGGCAAATGAGCTATTGAAGCTAAAAAGAAGAAAGAAACAAGAGCAAGATATCACTAGAGAAAACCAGAAGATGGAAATGCAGGGTCAGGTAAATATGCAATCTCAACAAGCAGCTGCTCAAAATAAAATGCAATCAATACAAGCTGAAATGCAGGCTAAAATAGAGATTGAAAAGTCAGAAACGCAATTTGCTATACAAAAACTACAACAAGAAGCTATGCTCAAGAAGGAGCTTATGGCGGAAGAGTTTATGTATCAAATGCAGCTAAAAGGAATTGATGTAGGCAGCATGCAAGAAAGGGAAGTCCAAAGAGAGCAAGCTAAATCAGCTAGGATATCAAAACAAAACACTGAACAGTCTAAGTTAATACAGCAAAGACAAAGTAAATTACCTCCTATAAATTTTGAATCTAACGAGGATAGTTTAGACGGATTTAATTTTGCTGAGTTTAACCCCAGATAAAAATCAAAAAAAGTTAGTAACTTTGTACAATTAAAATCAAATCAAATGGATAATATAAAAGTAAGAGCTCTAGATGATGCTGAAGAAAAGTCAGTAGCTGAAAGAGAAGCAGACTTGTTAAAGAAAGTAGGTCAAGGCCAAGAAGAGACAACAGTAGAGACAACAGAAGTTCCTTCAGAAACACCCGTTGTTAACGAGGAAACTAAAGTTAAAGAAAAGGTAGAAGAGAAAGTAGAAGATAAACCCTCTTTAAAAGAGGAAGAAGTTCTTTCATTTATTAAAAATAGATATGGTGATGAAGTTTCGTCATTAGACGATTTTACTTCTAAACGTAAAGATACCCCAGACCTTCCTGAAGAAATAGTTAATTATTTAAACTACAAAAAGGAAACTGGAAGAGGTCTAGATGATTTCATGAGATTAACAAAAGATGTTGATGGTATGAATGAAGACCAGTTGCTGTTTGAATTTTGGAAACAACAAAAGCCTCATTTAGATTCAGATGATGTAGATTTTGAACTTAGTGAGAGATTTTCATACGATGAAGATGCAGATGATGCTTCTGATGTTCGAAAAAGAAAGATAGCAAAGAAAGAAGAACTTGCAAAAGCAAAAGAGTACTTTAACAAACTCAAGGAAACATATAAGACAAAAGTTGAGTCAACAAAGGATTTTATACCTGCCGAAGAGTTAGAGGATTTTAACGCTTACAAGAACAATAAAACAGAGTCACAACAATCACAAGCTGAGACAACTAAAAGATCGGAGTACTTTTCTGAGAAAACAAACGAGTTGTTTAATGATAAATTTGAAGGTTTCGAATTCAAGTTAAATGATAAGTCTCTAAAGTATAAACCTGCAGATTCAGAAAAACTAAAAGAGTCACAGGCAGATCTAAATAACTTCATATCTAAACATTTGACTGAGGATGGTTACTTAAAAGATGCCGCTTCGTATCATAAGTCACTTTCGTTAGCTATGCACCCGGATTCGTTTGCTAAGTTCTTTTATGAACAAGGCAAGTCAGATGCGGTAAATGACATAACTAAAGAAAGTAAAAACATTGATATGAATGGTATTCGTAACGCAACTCAATCGGTGTCTAGTGGAGGTTTTAAAGTTACATCAGTTAGTAGTGGTAGTGGTTCTGGATTAAGAATAAAAAGTAACAAAAATAAAAACTAATAACTAAAAACAAAAACAATGGCAGGATCATTAAACGCTGGTGGAGTTGCATTAACTCCCAGTTCGGTAAAGGCAACTTTGCCAAGTAATTATATAACTGATTTCAATTTTTTGAGTCAGTACTTACCTGATACTTACGAAAAAGAATTCGAAAGATACGGTAACAGAACAATCGCAGCTTTCTTACGTATGGTAGGAGCTGAAATGCCTACTAACTCAGACCTTATCAAATGGGCAGAGCAAGGTAGACTACATACAAAGTATGCAGCAGCACAAACAGCTACAGCTCCGGCTGCAGTTGCAGTACCCGTTAAGTTTTTAACAGGAGCTGGTGGAGCAGGAACAAATGAAGCTTGTAACTTTAGAGTAGGACAAACTGTTTTAATATCAGAAAATGGTGGGTCAAATTCTAACAAGGGTATTGTTACTAGTGTTGGTGCAGCTACTACTGATGAGTTTTTCGTAGCTTTTTACGAGGCTAGTCAAGTAGTACCAGCAAACGTTCCATTAACTGTATTTGTATACGGTTCTGAATTTCAACAAGGAACAACTGGAATGGTTGGATCTTTAGAAGCTGAAGATATCTTCTTATCTAACAAACCAATTATTATCAAAGACAAGTATGTTGTTTCTGGTTCTGATATGGCTCAAATTGGATGGGTTGAAGTAACTACTGAAAATGGAGCTACTGGATACTTATGGTATTTGAAGTCTGAGCACGAAACAAGACTAAGATTTGAAGACTACTTAGAGATGTCTATGATTGAAGGTGTTATTGCTGAAAATGCTTCAGGTGCTTTAGCTAACTTATCAGGTTCAGCTTATCCAGCTGGAACAGGTTTAGCTAATAACGTAGGTACTGAAGGAATGTTCGAAGCTATTGAGTCTAGAGGAAATGTATGGGCAGGTGGTTATCCAACTACTTTAGCTGCATTTGATACTATAATCAAAAGGTTAGACAAGCAAGGTTCTATTCAGGAAAATGTAATCTTTGTTGATAGAAATTTCTCTTTCGCAATTGATGACATGTTAGCTGCTCAAAACTCTTACGGTGCAGGTGGTACTTCTTACGGATTGTTTGACAATGACGAAGAAATGGCACTTAACCTTGGATTCAAAGGATTCAGAAGAGGTTATGATTTCTATAAGTCAGATTGGAAATACTTAAACGATGCTACTTTAAGAGGTGGTATTGATGGTGGAAAAGTAAGCGGTGCTTTAGTACCAGCTGGTTCTACTTCAGTATACGATCAAATCTTAGGAAAAAACGCTAAGAGACCATTCTTACACGTAAGATACAGAGCTTCTGAAACAGAAGACAGACGTTACAAAACGTGGATGACTGGTAGTGCTGGTGGTGCTGCTACTTCAGATTTAGAT